TACGCGTTTTCTCAATCTTACCATCAGAGCCTATGCGTGTGGCTGTGGATGCCCTAGTAAAATCTAGTTGGCCATCTGTCGTTAAAGGTTTCTGCGAGTAGACTTTCCCGGCTTTCTTGCCGCTGGGTATCATTACTAAACTCGCTAAGTCATAAAAAGAACTCATGATAAATCAGCTATTTCGTTAATTGTGCAATCTTGCGCTTCGATGGTACCTCCATCGGCTAGAACATACGTTTTGTATGCTTCAAATTTCAAACCGGCTGGATTAGCCACTCCGGTAAAAATAGTAATAAATTGGTTTATATTCATAATCTGCTACAGTTATTAATTTCCACAGTACCCCCATCCGCTAAAACGTAAGCGTGATACAATGGGTTCGCTGGTAGTTCGTAAGTAATCATAATTCTGGTAATAATTGATCTGGTCGTAAAAAGCCAGTAAGTATATCGCCATAAACAAACTCTTTATAAGTTACCGTTGTACTTTTGTCAGTTCCAGTTAAGTTAACCGGTTTATAATCTACATTGCTCCAAGTAAATTTATGATTGTAACTAATAAATTTAGTGAGTTCAATCTCATAGTATTGCGATGGTTTAAATGATACCTTCCCTAATTCTATGGTGCTTTTTGTAAGTAAATAATTATCTCCAGCATCCCAATATAGATTTGTTCGGCTAATTGTTCGATCAGTATTAGTATATAGTCTAATTTCTCCAGCCGCTGGATAAGCCACTTGGCTAGTTTGCCATAAATCCCCAATCTCTGTATCATAATTTAAATTAACCGCGTTACGTCTTTTGGTGTTATCAGCGTAATAAATTGTAGTTGTAGGGTTACCGGAGTGATACTCTAGTAGTAAAGTGCTAGTAGCTGCTAAACCATCTAAAGGATCGCCAGCGATTTGATTTCCTGTGACTGTGATATATACTGGTTTAGATCCAATATTTAATAAAGCGGCGGTATCTACATTATTTACGGTATGTGTAAAATCATAAATTGATGGCAAAGTAGTACCGACAATTGAATGTTGATCAGTATAACTAATTGAGCTTATAGTCTTAGTCCAAGCTGTACCGTTCCAATATAAGTTATCGTGTTGAATAACAATATTCCATTCAACTTCAGCGTGATCATTGTAATTAGCTGGTACCGCTGCTCTCATTTTTAAAAAAGAAGAGTATCGTAAATAATTACTTCCGGTCGGAGATACATTACCTACATAATAATTTAAACGCTGCTTAAAATCTGAGCTTTCATTTTTAATTATTCCTGTACTTCCTTGGTTATGTGTTATATACACTTGGCGTGTGGCTGCTTTAAATAACTCTAAGCCATCTGTATAAACGTCAACGCTTTCCGTTGCGCTAAATCCTGTCAGCCTATATAAGAAAGCCCCAGCAGTATCATAAAAATTATACCAAGCCGGAGTCTTATACCATACGCTGCGAAATACAATTAAACCCTTATCTTGGAAACATTGTAAACCAAACGTAACAAGTATGTCTTCTAATATCTCTCTAAATGTTCGCCACTCTGTACCCTTATAATACATACCCTCTTGAATGCACCCTGTCCAGTATAAACCACCTTCGGTAGTGTATTGCGCTTGGTTAGGGATTGGGTGTTCAGATATGGCAATACCATCAAATATATCCCAGTAATCAAAAAACTCGAATATCTCTTTAATTTGCCTAGTGAATGGTCTTACTGGTGCGGCATCTAACCAAACATAAGTATCAGCAGAAATATCAAACATTTGAAAGCCATCGGATGCCACAAATTTTATAAATCTTTGTCCGTTAACCACTTCTATCTCTCCAACGTCTGGTGTTATAAATCCATTATAAACGACGTTTAAACCTTCGGTAATCTTTATCACATATTTACCATCTGCATCTTGTAAAATAGTTCTAAGATTTAGACTAAAATCATCATCGCTTATAAGTGCTTGAAAAGTACAAACGCAAGGAATAAAACCCGGTTCGGAATTGTCTTTGGCTCGATAGTCTATTTCCCAATTTACAATCTCAAAGGTGTATGGCGAAGGGCTAAAGTCTGGATTGATTACCCAGATAGCAAAATCATGCGTAGCGGTTTTAGCTGTTGCGATTAATTGTTTAGCCACCGAGTCTAGAATTATTTATAGTTGACCTACTTACAGCAGCTTCAAGACTGCTACCGGCTATATTAAATTTAATCTTTCCATCTTGACCAAAAGTAAAAGGTAATCCCATTGATCCACCAAAACCAGTAAATGCGTTTACAAAGTTAGTTCCAAAGTTTACTAGGTTTTTACCTCCAGTTAATAGAGCTACTGCCATAGCAAATGCTAAAGTTGCTGCGGTCATTGCGGCCATTTGCTTTAAGTAGTTTTGGAAACCATTTTTTAACGTAGTAAACAAATCCTCTCCGCTTATCATAGCTGCGCTAAATGACTCTTTAAATATCATACCAAATTGCTGACCAAACATATTTATTACCGCCATGCTTTCAGCGTATTGTTTTTGAATCTCTGTTAGTTTTTGAAATTGTTTTCCGGTGTCTGGTAATAAATGCGCAAACTGATGTATTTGACTTATTACACCTTTAGTTTCCAAATTCATATCTCCAAAAGACTTGGCTCCTAGAGATACAAAATCATTCATAGTTTCTAAAGACTTAATAACATTTTCAATGTGAGCAATTTCGTTTATTACCGCATTAAACTCTGCTCCCGAAGTGTCTAGCTCTTGAAGTTCGTTTTTTAAATCTTTTAAAGTCTTTTGTAACCCGGATAATGTTACTTTGGCTTTTTGTATTTGTATAATACCTTCTGGTTTGGCAATAGTTGGAAAATCTCCAGCCATACCAAACATACCGCCTCCAAGTTTGCCAGTAGTTTTTGGCAACTCCGGTTTTTGTTCTGGAGGTGTAACAAAGAGGTCGTTACTAAATTTACCAATCTTAAATAATTGTAAAGCTCCTAATCCTAATGCTGCAAATAACTCTCCAGCACTTGCCTTTGCATTCTGAAACTCTACGCTCAGTTGAGTCATTTTGTCTGCTGCGGTAATTGTAGCATCGCCCATCTTAGCAAGCTCTTCCTCTGCTATACCTACCATCGCTTTGGAAACGTCAGCAACGTCAGCCATTTCTAAACTCACTCCGCCTACTGCTTCTTTTAGCCTTTGTGCGGAAATACCTAAATTATCCAGTCGCCGAGTGGACTTACGGCCAATACCTTCAACAATAGAATTAACCAGATGATCCATACTTTCCCCGGTTTCATCTGCTCTACGTTTAGCAAATTCTAACAGTATACCCATATCTCTGATAGGTATACCAAGGTTAGCACCTTTAACAGATTGCTGCATTAGCTCTAAATCCGTAACTAAGCCCATGGTCGACTTGCGCATTGATGCTAAATCTGCCGCATCCCCAAACCGCTTAAATCCGGCAGCGGCTTTTGTAAGTTGTGAATTTAATTGTATAGCTTCCGCGCCAAAACTTTGAATTTGACTAAATGCAAAGCTAGCACCAATGATACTACCAAGGTTTTGAAATCTTTTGGACATCCTTCGGATAGAAGAATCTACATTTTGCACTCCCTTACGGAACTGCTTCACATCCATCCCAATTATTACCTTGCTGGTTATATCATTTGTCATTGGTTACATTCTTATAAAAATCGGCAAAGCCATTATCTTTTCTTTCATCTTCAAAACGTAATAACTCGGTGTCCTTGATATTACGCTTTACACTTTTTCCGCTGACGTTTACCAGTATAGTGGCAAGCCAGCGTATTTGTTTCCATCCCTCTTTTACGTCATCTAAGCCATGTTTTATTACAGCTTCGAGTAGATCCTTATCTAATCTTTTTGCATCGCTTAGAGCTATTCCTAAACGACCGACCAGCAAGCCCAGTACGTCTACTGCGCCGCCGGCTGGGAAAAAGGGCCGTTAAGCCTCTCGGTTAGTTCCTCTAACGCTAGAGTAGAGCATTCCTTTTTGAAATCCTCAAATTTGGGCCGGTTATCATTATCCCAATGTTCTTGAGCGTATAACATACATAACATGTCCTTTATTTTTGGTTTAGTCATATCTGTAACGCTGCCGCCGGTTAGTTCTTCAAACAATAAAGCTGCTCCGAGTGTAAACTTCTTTCCCATTTTGCTTTATTTAAGAATTAGTTGCTTCTGCCCACGCTCCAGTACCTTGCAAAGTAAAAGAATAAGTTGCGTTATCCTTGTCTGCAAATGATCCAGAAAGCTGGGTTAGTATTGCTGATCCTGAAATGTTTTGCTTACCAGTTGTTGGAGTAACAGTTCCGATATCACATGGAGTGATTTTCAAAGTAACTGAAGTTCCGATAAAATCATATAACTCGTCTGGATCCCAGTCAGTCGCGCTATCTCCAAACAAACCAGAACCGGAAACAGTCCATGTCTTTGCTGAAGTAACGTAACTTCTAAAAGATGCATCCTCTTTTGAGGTTGTTTCTCTTGTTTCAGCGTTCAGCTCAAAGCTGCAATCTGACTCTAACGCGAAACCTTTGTAAGAAGAACCTCCGTCGTTAGATAATAATACGCGGAATTCTCCGCCTGCAATTGATGCCATAATCTATTATAAATTAATGTTAAAAATAAAATCACAAGCCATGATTACTCGCTCGTTGATATCGTCATAAAAAAACTGTAAGCTCTCTAAATGCGCCTCAGTATAGTTTGCGCTAGTCTTTATGCTTTCTCTTATTGTTGCTAACTCCGATTGTGCGGTGTCTGCATCTGAGAAATGAAAAAATAAACTCGCGTTAATGCCTTCGGCAGTTGCCCAGTCTTTGGATTCGGTTACATTTACCGAAGTAATGGTAATGACTATGTAATCCCCAGATTCGAACTGTGGAGCAGCATAGGCATAAACATTTGTAGTAGTTGCTGCATTTACCGCATCGTAAACATACTCTAAATAATTCATCTTAGTACGGCTTTAATGCGTTTTTGGATATGCTTGTGCATTCTCTTTTGAGACTGCCTTAATACGTTTGTATTTTTTAAGGCCTTACCTATAAAATCTTTTGGCTGTATTCTATATGTTACGCCCTTTTTTTTCTTTAAACTTGAAACGCTTGTAGTTCTACTTACCCCAACACGCTGACCGTTCTTACTCATTCCCGGGCCAGCTCCAGCTAATTGAGATGCTCCATAAATGGCACCTTTTTTATGTGGAGATAACAAACCCATAACTATATACGCCCTTTCCGTTCCTTTGTTTACCCATGAACCAATCGAACTGTATAAATTATAAAACTTTGCGTTTCTTTTGTCTTTTGTTGCTTTGCCTTTTTTCTGTACTCCTTCGTAAGCTTCTTTTCTTGCTGCCGCAACTAAAGGTTGTACTTCTTTTTTTAGCAGCTTTTTTACTTCTCTAAAACGCATTTCCTCGCTTAGAGATAATCTTTTTAATTTATTAGCTAAGTCGTCAAAGCCTTCGACCTTTCCGGACTCGCTTAATAAATATATATTTTTTAGGTTATAAAGTGGCATTGTCTCTTAGTTTAGTTTTTACTAAAATATAACGCAAACGCCCTTCGGGAACTATGGAAATAATATCGTAATACTTACTATCAAATCCAATCTTCCAACTTTGCTTAATTGCTGTTTGGTATCTTAAACGCCAAGTAACTATGATGCTGCTTTCTATCTGATCATTGACTAGGTTTTCAGTTCCTACGTTGCCAGTATCCGGGATAATTTCCATAGCATAAAAATTACCTTGGCTAGAATAGCTACGTTTATATTGTCCGCTATTATTTACTGATATAGTAGGTTCGTAAAGTGTAACGTGTCGGTCTAAGGTCATGCAAAATTTTTCCTATATCTAAATGCAACCCTATCGAAAAATCTTGGTCCTCGATCATAAGGCATATCATCGCCGAAATCGTAACCAAACTTAACACGCTGTAAAATAGCATGCTCTAAATCTTTTGGCATAGTAGCAAACCCGGCGGTGTAGACTATTGTCATTCTATCGCCATCTGATCCTATGCTGGGAGTAATTACCCCATCTAATAACGTGTATGCTGTGTCTTGAGTGCTTACGCCATCAATATACACATGTACACTTGTGACACTACCCAACGGCCAGTAGGGTAGCTCATAAGAGCTAGCCCATACTGTGTCCGCGGTAATAGTTGCGCTACCACAAACTACATGCGCATAGCTTAACGCCTCATTACAAGCCGCCTCGTATAGAAACGCAAGTAATGTGTCATCTGCTGTGCCATCTACGCGACAAAAAGACTTAATCAATGATAAATCTATTGCCTCGGGTGTGTAATTTATAGTATTCGCCATTTTTTATACTGTAACGTCTGTTGCTATTGCAAAAGAGGCTGGTCGTAATACTGCTACATCCATGAAACGCTCAAGGTTAACCTCAACGATTGATGATTTCATATTAGTATATGGATCAACTAATAAAGTAGCACCTCCAAAGAATCCAATCTGAACATCATTAAAGTTACCAAATAATAGACCGTAAGTATCAGGATCTGGAGTGGTGTTCTTTAATGAAAGTGTTGTGCTGTCGATAGCATAACCGTTAGCAGTCTGCTGAGGATCTA